TTCCTGCAGCCTGCAGACCAATACCTGCTGCTGCAGAAACAGCTAAGATTATTGAAGTAATAGCAGGCATTTATTTAATTTCCTTGAAATAAGTTCTCTCATAAAGTTTATATCCATTTTTCTCATAGAACTTAGCTACAGAATCATCTAGACAAGACATAGAAAGCATTCTACAACCAATCTTCTCTGCCCAGTATTCGAAAGCATTTAAAAGAATCTTTCCTATTCCGGACATACGTGCATCAGGTTCTACCCACCAAGCTATTTCAGTAGCTAACTTAATATCTTCCCCAAATATAAATGGAGTAGACGTAGCTACTAACATTCCTTTGTCTTCATATAGAAAGATAATACTATTTGTTTTATCTGCCTCTATGAAGGACTTTACTATTCTCTCAATTTTATCTTTAGATGCATAAGAAAGATAATTTGAATTCTCTACAAATTTCATTGCCATATCAAGTATGACAGGTAAATCTGCCTCGGTTGCAATTCTAATCGATGTATCCAAGTATTTTAATTCCTCTGGTCTGGAAATATCTCTCAGCGTGTTTAAGCGCTAGATCAAATGATGTGAACTGTTGTTTTAAAGGTTCCGGTAGTCCACCGTGCTCATACTTGAAGTACCACAAACCATTGTCGGTCTGGATGACATGGAGTTTATTTTCTCCTGTAAACAATCTAGGGTCTACTAGACCTTTTGGTTTCTCTTCAGCTTTAAGAAGTACTACACGGTCTGTCTTACGTTCTTTAGATTCTTTCACTTAAATATCCTTGATAGTGCGTTACTTAACATTGATGCAGAGGCAACACCTGCTCCTGAATAAAATAGTCCACCCCATGCTGTCTGTGCCCATGGAAGTAATCCAGGTGGGATTTCAGCTACGTGTGGTAGAGAGGTGAAGCATGTATTTAACATCCCATAACCAAACCACCCTGCTAGAGGGACAGTGGCAATGAGCCACGGTATCCAGAACGCCTTGTGGGACATTCCTGTGGTTATAATCTGTGCCTGAGTCGTAGCTATGATCTTCTGACGCTCAGTCTCATTATCGGCTTTATTTTTAAGGAAGTCTAAGACTTTCCCTAAGACCTCGCCGCTAAGGGTCTTTAGCAACATTCCGATAATAGTAACAAACATTACATAGCCTTCTGTACTTTTTGTTTCTTATAGAAACTCCATGCTGTATACCCTGCAGCTAATACGGTCAGAGCTAGGGTTACATACATGATTGGTTTAATGATATATTGATAGGGTTCTAAGTTCTGTCGGAGTTGTTCCAAGATAGCCGTTAGAGTCCCTAATCCACCTGTGGTAGCCCCGGAAGTCTCTGGGGAGGCCGTAGGACCGTTTGGTTGGACGTTCTTGGCCTTAGATGAGGGTACAGACGTTTTATCGAACGTACGGCCTTCTAATAGGCTGTGGGCACCCTTCTGTGAGTGGTCCACCCTATTAAGCCAGCCTTTCCCATAGATAGGGAACTGCTTTAGGTTACGATACCAACGTCTACGTTCATCAGATACCTTATCGATTAACTCGGCTTTATCTGGATAGTTATTAAGGGCATCCCTAGTAACTTCTCCAAACATACCATCTACATTAACCCCAAGTACTTTTTGAAACGTAGTAACAGCCCTCTGCCTTCCCGCATTGACAGATATGTCAAAGAAGAGATAGTCAAGCCCAGAAGGCATGCTATCACAATAAGGAAGCCAGTATTGATCATGGTATATTGTTCGTACATCTTGGTCACTAGCACACCATACGTCTCCTTGAGGTTTACCTGATCTTCGACACCAAGCGTCATACTCTCGTTGAGTCATTCCACGAGAAGTACGCCCGCCGTGATCCCTAGGATCATCGTCGTTACCTCCTTCATCTCGGAGTACGTACTGTAAAGATCTATCGAAGTTATTAGCCATTACCAAAACTTAAGTTTAGAAACTAATCCTTTAACATCTTCCCAGACATTATAGGCAATCTTCTTAACTGCCTGCCACACCGGACCACCAAAACGTTCCAGAATATACTTTGCAACTGGTAGAGTAATAACACCCAAAGCCCAAGCGAGGCCATAGAGTTCCGCCATATGTTTAGCTTTATCCATTAGTAATCTCCTTTATGGAAGTGAATTTGCAGTTTCAAATAGACTCCATCCGATAATCTCGAAGGGGTCGTTACCATTTGAGTCTACCCTAAACTGCAAGGCTAGACCATTGCCTCTAATCTTAATTTTCTTATGACTATAGGCGTAATTATTATCTGTATGCGTTATTGTCTGTTGTGTAGAAAATCTATTACTGAGGGCATTTGTAGCGTAATCCCAGATACCTCTAATCTTATATGATGTATCTGCTTCTGTATTAGAATAGATAAACATATAATTAGTCTGGAACTTCTTCTGAGCTTGTGCGTGTATCTTATACCCAGTTACAAAATAACTTGAATAATCCAAGGGACCTGCTGAGTAACTGCCCCAATCTTGATAGTCAGAATCTGTAGCTAGAGCGAACTGAAGTTTAATTGTACCTGAGAAATCAGCTGTAGTTACAAAGACATTCCTAGGGGTAATAATACCTGACTTGGAATAGACTATTACTTGATTACCTGAACCGTCTACGACGAAGTTACCGGAACCATCAACTACATCAAGTATTTCAATAGTTTCGGGAACACTCTCTACGAAGAAGATACCATTTAATCTAGGATCAGCTTCTGGAACACTCCAAGGATACCAAGCATTGGTATTTAAGTTTAATGTTAATACTCTATTATAATTGTAGTTATCTTTAATATCCGACGCAGTAGAATCTCGATAAACCCATTGAACTGTCTTTAAGATATTATTGTAACATCCTTTAGCGAATAATTTAGATTCATCTGGGATATCTAGTTGATAGAAATCTTTAATTGAATTCTCAGTTAAGTTCTTAGGTGTGAAACCTCCTGTTTGATCAGGGACGATAGTGTAAATACCATCGTAGTTCCACCATACTGGATAACCAGCTACGTTAACAAAGGAAGAACCTGAGATAGTCGGAATATCCGTTAGCTTACTAACTGAATAATCGTTTGCAGTAAAACCTACACCAGTAGAACCTGTTATAGACCATACACCATTTGATGCAAAGACTAAGAGTGAAGACTGCGTAGCAAAGAGTCTATAGACAGTGCCTGCATCTGCAATATTAATCACACCACCATCTGTAGGCAGAAGATCGAAGAAATCTTCAGCAGTAGGGTCATTCTGTTGATAGCATTGACCAAATTCAGTGAAACTCTCAATTACCGGAGAGAAATATACACTACCTTTAAAGGACTGTGCGTTAATCCCTGAATACCATACACGACCTGAAAAGAACGCACCAGTAGCCATCCTAAGGGCACCTGTGGTGTTCGTAGTTAAATTTGAGATACCTGAGGCTGTAATACGATCCTGATTAAAGACATTAAGAATATAATGGCCTTTAGGTGCCGGAGTATTACCTTGGATTACGTTAGCTACAGTAGAAGCATCAAATACGTTAGTTGAGTTTTTAAACAGATACATAATATCTGCATTACTGGGCATGTCTCCACGAGCAGCATCCCAAGCTTGGAGATTTGTATCATTCCAACCTTGATTTAAAAGATTGTAATGATGTTGATCAGTCATACCTGCAAAAGTAGTAACTGGACGAGAAATCAAAGACAATATATCGGTTAACTCACCTTCAAAGTCTCTTATTTGAATATTAATTTCGGTTGCAGTAAAGGTCTGTGTATTTGGATCATATTCAACGTAAAAGGGATCACAATATGGATGGAAGACAAATAAAACTCCATGCCCATTTGCAAATTGACATTCAAATCTATCGGGGGCGATACTGCCTCCGACAGGAGTAAAGTCGTTTAGATCAACAGTATCTGTAATAGCTCCTAGGGATATATTAGCGAAACTAATAGCATCCCAGAAGTATAGCGTATCTCCAACCTGTTGGACGATTAGCGTTGTATTAGCATCATCCGCGACGTTCTTCCATACGAACGTAGACATTGCGTTGTCAGTACGGGTGACAGTCTTAGAGACAAACTGAGGTTCGAAATCAATTCCGAGCCTTCGTGTTACTGTTCCTGTCTCCCAGAAGATACAGTTGTCAGTATCTGTACAAGCCTTTTCAGGGAAATTTAACCCTGTGGCTTGAGATACTAAGCCATTAACAAAGCTGTTCTCAATATTTTGTAGAGCTTGCCTAGGCATTAGTCCCTGCGCGGGTCATTCCAGCCCATTGTAGTGACCCAGACAACCGGGTTTGACGAGTACATTTTAATTTGTCCTGAATTTGCACGGCATCTTCCTGATCCCGCTAGAACGAACGTAATAGTATCCGCACCACTATCAGGGTTGGTAATCGTTGTAGCTGCTGTCTGAGAGGTTGAAGCAATATCGCCGATGGATGCTGTAGTAGGACTGAAGTTAACTCCAACCAGTGAGGCCGTAGTACTATTAGAACGATAAGAAAAGATAGCCTCTAACCCAGTGGCATTGTTAGGAAATTGAGCTAAAGAATATGCCGTACCCGTAGAAGCGGCAGCAAGTGACGAACCTTCTACAGGCGTATTACGCATACACTCAATACCGCCCCCTGGGAGTTCGGTTACGGTTAGTGCAGCGTTGACACTAGACTGCCTGTATATGCTACCTATACGTCTAAACTTGGTGTAATTAGTGGGTAGAGTAGGAGTGCCATTCGTTGCAGAGAATAGAGCATCTACAACCCCAGTATCTGTTCGTTTAATTAAGTAGAGATGGTAGACACCTGTAGCTGAAACAGAGCCTGTGTCAAAACCACCTTGATTATCACCTACGGTCCACGAAGCATCAATTCTCTTGGTAATAGCTGCGGATAAAATCATATCTGCAGTATTTGTAGAATCTCTACAAGAGCCTGCTAGAACTGTAATATCATTAGATGCGTCTGCTGCATTAGACCAAGTTAATCCTGCAATATGTTTCTGCATGAACACTGGATGATCTACTGCAGTCCATGCACCAGAACCTGCACCATTTGAGACGTAGACCTTATCGGCTGCCGCTGCGGCTACACCTTTAGGTTCATGTAAGTCTGTAGTTGTTAAAGAAGAATGTAATACTGTAGCCATTAGTGCATCACCACGTTAGTTTGATAAAATCCCATTTTCCTTCCGAAGTTAGGTAACTGTTCGAAATCAGATAGAGTTTCGGAGGCATATTTTGATTTCTGTAATTGATTCCAGCCTCTGCGAGCTGACTGCTCTGCTTTCTGATGAGGCGATTGTTTAAGTTCTGCCCAAGCTAATGCTTTAGCTTCGGACAAAAGTAAATTGAATTGAGGCTCATCTAGGTCTGGGGTAAAGCCATCGGTCATTGACCAACTGATTTGCATCCTAGCGTAAGCTCTAGTTTTAGTACCCTGTAAGAAACTATCTACAGCAGTATCTAAACCATTGAAGATAACTGTATCATCTCCATGAACTGTATAGTAAGTAGGCTGGAGATTATTTTTATATACGAATGTAAAGTCTGCACCATCAATTGTATAAGTGAAAGTATCTACATCAGTAGCCGTAAGGTCCGTAATAGAGTCCATTCTATTTAAGAATTCAGGTAGCGTCACGTATTCAACGGGAATCCAAGAAGAAGGTGTAGTCCCTTCATCGTAATACTTAATCGTACCTAATTCAGCTACAGTAGTTGGGATGGACATAATAATAGGAGTAGAAGCATCTGTTTCGGTTAATTGAACTAATTCATAATGCTCCGGTAATTTAGCTCGTTGGATTAGATCGAAGTAAGCCGTACGAATTACTTTGGCAACCTGTTGAGACTCAACAGTATCATCAATACTCGTTACTTCATCACTATCCATTGAGGATAGAATAGCCTGTGTTAATTCTAAGAGTGTGTACTTCATCTAATTCCTTTATGGAGAAAGGCGGGGGCCGAAGCCCCCACCAAACTTAAACGGTCGCCGAGAAGGGGGTCGTCGGAGCGCCGGTATTGCTCAGGGAACCCCGAACATGCCATTTACCCGATGTATAATCCTCAACTTCGATCCATTCACCAAGCGACACAGAACCAGTCGTAGACCGGTTGAGTGTGATGGTGTCACTTGTAGCTAGTGCTGCGAACGCATTTACTGCGGCTGTACCATCAGTATCTGCGAATACAACAATGCCTTGCATCGTATCCGTGCTATTAGCAACTTTCACAATGTGAGAGTTAGAAGTAGCCAGTGTAGTTACGATGAACTTGTACTTTCGACCCGACCCGTTTGAAGCGGGGAGAGTCACGGTGGAACCTGAAGCGGTGTCCAAAAGAACAGTCTTGCCAGAATCATTTTTAGTCAGAGTCTTTGAAGACCCTGCAGACAATGTTTTAGCACGAGTGCCCGATGGAGCCTCTCCAGCATTTTTATAACCAACCACTACGTCTTCAACGTAGAGGGTGTTACCACCCATATCAACAGGAAGACCCATTGTTCAGTCCTCCCTGTTAGACCATGTAGTAGCGAACGCGGATGCGCACCCTACCGCCTGTAAAGGCTTCAGTGTCCCAATCTGCAGTTACATAACCGATAGTCGTATTGGTTGTACCAATAAGAGCACCAGCGTCTGTTCCACCGACGATGACCGTATTCTTTTCACCTGCGACGTCCATGCGCGACTGGTCGTACGTAGCCAGAAAACCATCATAGTCGATCTGGGTTGTACGGTCAGTAGACTGGAGACCGAGGTTCATAGTTGCGGTTCCACCTGCGGAAGTAGCTGCCGTGTGGGCAATAACTTCGATAGACTCAATTCGAGCATTCGTTGGAAAGAATACCTGATCTGAGAGAATCGTAGGGGAAGAGCCAATAGTGGTAAGGGTAACGTCGAATTCCATTTCATGGACATCGCCGTACGTCTTATATTCACCACCAATATTGGCAGTAGCATTGTCCGGACCGAACTTACGATAAAGTCCATCCGGGTTAAGCCAAGATTGTACCATTTACATTTCCTCCTTAGACTACCTGATCCGTATCCGTGAGGATCGTGACGAGGTTCTCAGGACGGAAGTTACCCTTGAAGCCGTACTCGGTAATCGTCAGGTACTCAGTTTCCTGGGTATCCTTATTGAATTCCGAATAGACCGTGGGCATTTGCGTAACTGCGCCAACCCATGGGGAAGTATCATCCGTAGCTGCGTGGAAAAGGAAGTTAGCCACACCTACAGTCGTAGAAACACCGTTAACTGTTTCTGCAATGCTGTTGGGCAGATAATTCGAGGTGTAAATGTCAAAGCCGTAGACATTCATACCGGCGAAGCGCATGCCAGTCGGTGTTACATCGCTGACAATCGAGGGGAAGCTCGGGGTCAGGAGGTTAACGACGTTAGCTTGCGTCTGCAAGGTGTAGACAACCGATGGATCGACGATAGCAACAAGGTTCGACATGGGCACATTGCCTCTCTTGAGGGCGTACTGTGCACGTGCGAAGTCCTTGAGACCAATCGTCTCGCTCGTGCCTGAACCGACGAAACGGTGATCACCACTGTTAATCGTATTCAAGCTCGAAGCAGTTTGTCCGCTATTCGCAACCGAAAGGATGCGAGTCTCGATGCCTACCGCGATAGCGCGGTGCTGACGTGGCAAGAAAGCCGCTACTACGTCATTAGCGTAGAAGCTGTCTCTCTTGAACTTCTCCGAGATGGAATTAGCTGAATACTTGTATTGGTCAATAGTGAACTGATAGTTACCAGTGTCAAACTTATTGTACTTAATACGAGCACCTTCGACGAAGTCGGCGGTCTCAGCTTCACCCAAACTCGGGATGTTAAACGTCGAGCTACCGTAATCAGTTGGTAGGTCGAGCATACGGACATATTTCTGGGCGATCAGTTCATCCATCAGAAGGGTCTTAAGTTGGTTAGACCAAAGACTTGTTCTGACTAAATGGGAATCTGATCTAATTTCAAAACCAGCCATTTATATGTCTCCTAGTTAAAGATAATCAAACGTCAAAGAATTCAGACCCTAGAGCCTGAGAGTCCTTCTCCATTTGAATTGCGATTTTTCTATCAAGCCAAGCTTTGGGGTCCTTCTTCTTCATTTCCATATAATACGACCAAGTACGCTTTTGAGCGGGCTTAGGATTAAATCCGGATGATTGGGGAGGTGACTGGAAATTTACACTCTGTTGTTCCAAAAGGTCAAATGTCTTTAAGAAGAGATTTGGGTTCTTTCGGGCTAGAGCATTAACTTCATCATCAGTCATGTTCAAAGACTTTGACTTCTGCTTAAGGACAGTCTTATAGTTTTCACCATACTTTTCCTCAAGCTTTGATTTAACTTGATTATAGTTCTCAGTTTCTTTTTGATTCTGCGTATGTTGCTGAATCTTATTAGATACTAAGGATTCTATGTCATCAAGGTTCACGGAGGGTTTGTTATCTTCGTTCGAATTTGGGGTTGTTTCTCTACTAGCAAGTTGCTTCAACTGCTCCTCAATACGGTTAGAGAGGTCTTGAAGCTTCGCCCCGGCATCTGCTTGTTCTTTGAACTCAAGAGCCATTTTTCTATACTCCTCGTTCTGTTTTTCAACTATAGCAATATGCCTATCTGCGTGAATTCTACTTTTAGCAAGAGCTTCTTGGTCTCGGTACTTACGTCCCTCGCCTACTAGCTCTTCAAAGTAATTCTTATTCTCGTCAATGATTGGAAGGTCTTCCTGTACATCGACTAAACTATCTTGGGTCATTGATATTTCCTTTCTGTTGGTCCAGATCGATCAGAGTTTTAATCTGATACATATATTGTCTTACGCCATTCTTATGTGCTTGATGGTATGCCCAATTAGGTTGGGAGTACGTCTCTGGGTGTATCTCCGAGCGATCTAATCCACTATGATCGTCTTCTATGATATCCTTGAGTCTTTCCAGCACACCTTTGGCTGAATAGATTTCTTTCTTAAATGATTCTTTTTCTTCTTCTGTTTTTAGATGTGAGGTCCATCTAGTATACATTTATTGTCCTTGGTCTGGAGGTGTTGCAGGAGGCGGTTGCTCACCTGCGTGTTCGGTATCGAAGTCCATCCCTCTGCCAGTTGCAGTTCCAGATGCAGTAGATACTTTCTCTTGGAGAGTATTGGCGAACATCTGAGCCTGAGCTTGTTCAGCTATGGCAATGTTAGGTAGGAATATCTTGTAATCAGCCATATCGAATATATTCTCAAAGGCTTTAGCCAGAGATACCCCTGAGAAATGAGGCATTATAACAGGCCATAGACCTGAACCAGCTAAGTTAGTTAGGTTCTGAACTAGATTAGTCTGCTCAGCAAAGTGACGAGCAGCAATGGGCCTAATACGACCGACACCAGTAATGTCTTGAACAGTAAGCGTTTGGAAGGCGGAAGCTTTAAGTTCATCATCAAATACTTTAATTACTGTTGCACCATTGAGGTTTCTCCTTGCAAGTTCCAAGCCTGCATTGAGGATAGGCTCAACGATTTGTTCTTCGAATTGTTTAATCTTGTTTTGGAAAACACGAGAGGCTGCGTTCTGAAGTTGCTGTACTTCGTACTTGGTTTTCTCTCCTGGGGTTCTGAAACCCATTGCTTCTTTGGGAGCACCGGCGTATTCCTCCATCTTCATTTCAAGTTGACCTAGTTCGAAGTTCGCATTAAGAACTTCAACCTTCGGTTGTAGGATTTCTACCTTACCTTCCTCAGATGCATAGATCTTCTCACCTGGTTGCCATACATACTCTTCGACAAAACCAGTGATTAATTGGACGGGATAAGTAGTTAAGTCTACAACGTCAGCTCGCATATTCTCTACGTGATCTAGACGATACTGCATACCGACGAGATTATCTAGAGGACCCATACCCCAGAGGTTATCTTGACGTTTACGCCAAGGGGCATGGTAGATAGGCGGCGTTCCGAAGAAACTTGGATTAGGCTTCTTGCCTAAAAGTTTATGACGGTCTACGACTGTGATGACATGATTTTCAAGTAATATATCGTTTTCATCGTCATATATGTCGCCGTAGAACGTCAGAATTTCCATGTAGTCTGAGAGCAAGTAATCTAAGAAATTACCGAACCCTGAGATATTATAGGCTACATTCGTATTGGAAAAATTGCTTGCACCATCTGTAGTGACAGTGTCTCTAATAGTTTTTAAGTATTCCCACAATGCTTCATATTCTGCTCGGTTCTCGTCGGTAGACATATTAGTCAGCATCTTCTTCACCTCTCCTTTAGAAAGGATAGACCTGACGATCTTAGGAGTACCTGAGAATATAGGTGCAGTAGGATTCATTACGATATCTGGAGGAGCAATCCTTTTGATTGCAGGGCCTACATAACCGGCCTGTGTCCTTCCATCGGGTTGAACCTTACGTTCATCTACCCACTCCACCGTAGCAAAGCAGTTACCATAATCAATATAATCAAGGATGATCTTATCAATCTCATGTTTAAATGAAGGTTGTTCAATAACCCAGGCCATATAATTTACGATTGCATCTCGTTTGGCTACTGAGTCTGAGTCACTCTCATTGGCTTCCCAAATCAACCATTTACGTTGAGGGAACAGTGTAGCAGTATAGTTAGAATATAGATTATCTCTGATGTGACAGAGCTTAGGGATAGTGGTCTTATTCTTCCAGGGGAGTTGAGAATTAGTAGTCTGAGTCGTATCTGTCGCAAAGACATAACGCTGGACTTCTTCCTTATCTAGTTTCCACTGTTGACGTAAAACGTCCCACTCTAGCCATTTATCTGTAATCTTAGACGCCAGACGATCTGGTTCCAAGATGTCACAAATGTCAATTACTTTTCCGACCACTACAGGACGCCTCCAAACTTACTATGATAATTAAAATTAGGTTGTATTGCTTTAGACATATTGAATGTATTTATAGGAGCTATTGCAAAGTCAATGGCAGATGCAAGGGCATCTTTGATATCATCATGTGGAGGATTAGCATAAATTAACTCTTCTTCCAAAGCTTGACAGTTACCTGCTTTATAGTGCCAAATTTGTTGATTTGCATATTTAGGTTCTAGGGTTGCCAGAATTCTTTCTTCCTTCGATCCTTGCCATCTCGAAGGGCGGAACTCCTCTACTGCTAGAGACAGACCGTGTTTCCGAATATAGTTTTCTTTTAAGTCTTTCACGATGACTTGTTGTGCGACGCTTACCTCGGCGCGAAGTTTTCTGAAGCCCCATTTTTGATATAACTTTAGTATCCTATCGAAATACTCTGAAATCCTATCTGTCTTAAATCTATCTATCTCTAAAATGTAGTAGTTATTAGAGCCATCCACGCCAACGACGACAATAGAAGTATAGTCAGACTTGCGGCCAGTAGAATAGGCAAAATCAACGGCTGCGACAACATTTAAGCGCTGACCTTTAAAAGACCATCGCCCGTAGTCATTTGAGAGGAAGTTCGAGTCGTAATATTGGAATAACCCGCGTTGGATAGGGGAGGAATCGACGTCGTGTGGGTCGTTGTAGTATTGTGCCCTGAAGTGGAGTTTATTGAGGTATTGCGACCTTTTCTTCTCCAATGCTTCTCTGTCGAACCCAAACCATTTACCGTCTGACCGCTGTTGTTTAGGCCAGAGGAACTCTCCTGAACCGTCTCCGAGTGATTCAACTTGTCTTTCAAGGACTTCGAATAAAGGTTCAGATCTGCTAACTTTACCCAACTCATCTCTCTGTTCAATCTCCATTCCTATTAATTGTGAATATAAGTCATTAGGATGATACCTAGTACCAACGACCCATTCACGGGCATTGACCGTCTCAATTGAAGACAGAAGACCATACTGGTCTTTTACTTTCTCTCGTCCTTCTTCTGTGTACGCATTGCCTTGTACGACCACGTCATCAAGAACAGCGATATCGCAATGCATACCGACAATGTTAGACGTAAGGCCAGCAGTAAAGATAGAAGGGTCACGGATAGACTCATCCTTGCGTTTTGGATGGTCGAGACTAATTTCTCTTTCAGTCCACTTCTCACGTTTCATCTCATCTGCATTAACCATGTCAGGCCAAAATAATCTATACTGATCACAGGTTAATATATCTTTAATAAACTTAAGTTGCTTTGTAGCTAAGTTAGATGTAGACGAAATATAGAGGACACGTAAGGTGGGGTCCTTGGTTAACTCCCAAGCTACTCGGTAGGCTACTAGGGCAGACTTCATATGATCCCGAGGGAGCAGAAGAAGTTGATGTTCTTTAGCATCTTGTCTAGTCCACCACCCTATAACTTCTCGGTGAATGTTTCCGAGTAGCCTTTTGGGATGTACTAGTGTTATGAAGTACTCTAAGTCATTCTCAGCACGTTCTTTATGTGCTAAGCGTTCCTCAGTTAACTCTTGGGGGAGTGTCTTTTTTGCCATTAATTATTGGTTTTATGTCTGCACCATCTCTAGCCGCATTGTGTATTCTTATCAACCAAAGATCATTACTTATTTTGTCAAAGCGTTCATCATCATGTTTCTCATGATAATCTAATTTAGATAGAAAGAATTCTTTTATCTTTTCACTCTGGGTAAATACTAATTGTCTTACATCTCTGAATTGATTATTTAATCTCCATCCTAAAAGGAATATAGAACTGATCATAACCAATAAAACAGAAGCTGTATTTATTTCTGTTGAACCAAACATTATCTTAATCTTGTCATCATAGGTAATCTATGTGAATATATTTTTCTACGTTCAAATTTAAAAGGACGCGTATTGTCTTCTTCACTAGGTATAAATGGAGGTCTAGCTCTATCTGCAATCGCTAGGGATCTTACTGGTTTACCTTCCCAGAAAGGCAGAGGTACGAAATCATATTCCCAACGTTTAGTTGGAGCTTGTCCAGGAGCACCGTAGAAAGAAACTATTGCCGGGAAATAAAGATTTGCACTCTTAGGTGCTACCCAAGACCAATTTGGTAATGGAACGTAATCATATCTCCACAGCTTTGAGAATGGTCTTAACGCTGGAATATATGGGGTTTTCGCAGGAGAACCCGACCAAGTCCAATCGGGACTCGCTGTATAATCAAACCGCCATAATTTAGAAAATGGCTTTATTAACGGTAAGAATAAAGATTTAGCGGGGGAACCTGCCCAAGACCAATTGGGACTTGGTACGTAGTCATATCGCCAGAACTTAGAAAATGGTCTTGTAGATGGCAGATATGCAGATTTAGCAGACGAACCTGACCAAGTCCAATTTGGGTTCTGGATGAAACCCCATCGCCACATTCTTGGTATTGTAGGTACTGCCGAGATTGGCAGATACGCACTGAAGGCTTGTAACGGTGTCCCTAACCAATTTGGAGTAGGGATATTGTCAAAGTGACTTAGTTTCCAAACAGAGTTAAACGGAGTTTGACCAACGTTAACCTCAAAATCCTTACGCCTTGGAATTGGTGACCAGAACTGGGATACATCATAATCGTATCTCCATAGTTTAGGTACAACAGGATTTTGTTGAACAGGCAAGAAGCCTGTTAATGCCGAGAATGGTTGTCCTTGCCATACCGGAGGCTGACTATAGTCATATCGCCACAGTTTAGAAAAAGGCTTAGCCTGTGGGATATACTGGGAATTCGCAACAGGAGCTTCCCAAGTCCAAACAGGATTTGGAACGAAGTCCCATCTCCACATCCGAGGTATTACCGGAGTAGTTGATACCGGTAAATAAGAACTATACGATTGTAGAGGAGTTCCTAACCAATTGGGAGCAGGAACATTATCGTATCTCCAAAATGGAGGTCTAGTCGGGATAGGAGGAACATACGAACTATAGGACGGAAGAGGTTGTCCTACCCAATTAGGCTCGGGCACCCGATCATACCTCCAAAACTTAGTTGGAGGTTGACCCGGTGGTGTAAAATTAAAGGATGTCTGCCAAGAGGCTACCGATCCCCCTAGCCACATTTGTGGTAAAGGGGGACTAGGTATTCTTATTGTTCTGCCAGTAGCCAATTAACACACATTATTAATAAGTCTTAGAGGCTCTCGTAAACCATATGCGCTCCAATAGCACCTGTAGTACCACCAGTGAACGCAGATAGAGAAACTTCGCCAAGTGAAGCCGTATTACCGAGGACTGTGAAAGCCTCTTCAACACGATTTGCACGCCAGAAGTAAACACCACCGAACGCATTAAGCGAACAGTTAGCTAAGTGCAGTGTCGAAGAACGCTGCGGCTTAGTCGTGTTAGTATTTCCGGTTAATGCGGGAGCAGCGAGAGCTGCAGTTGCCGCATCAATTGAAACGTCCGTTTGACCGGTGCCGCTTGAATTGGTTGCCGAAACTGTAGAATCGTAAGATAGGATCATGAACGTCGGAGAAGACGTCGATGCAGCCTGTCCTGAAATAGAAATCTCAAAGACGCGGTTCAGCTGTGTCGAAGAACCTCCTTTGAGCAGAAACGGATACGTAGCATCCACAAGGTTAGTTGTATCTGCGGTAGCCGTGGGAGTAAGTGTAGTAATAGAGACTATTCGTCTAGCCATTTAAGATTTATCCTTTCAAATCTAGTGCTTCATATGCACTTTTAATGTTTTCGTATTTATCATCTTGCCAGATAATACGTTGGTTCTGAGAAGACCAAGGAAACTGTTCTCCGACAGCAACTCCTGACCTTTCTTTCCAGAACTGTTTTGTGTTAGGTCCGTAACCTGAGTTATCAGGTTCTACCTTCACAAACTGTAGCCACGGCTTATCACTGAAAAGTGCTAAAGCAACAGGCCCATTTGATACGAAGAGATTAGCTTTTGATCTCTCGTATAAAGCCATCCTAGCATCTAAATTCTTAGCTGCGATAGGACATGTTACGAACCCTTCTAAAGGTTCATCTGCACGAGAAGTATCTCTTATGAAGATAACATCCTCGTTTAGTTCTTGTGCGAATTTCTTCCATTCTTCAATTGCACTATTACGGTGAGGCCAGTGATCACACTCGCGTAAAGTAATAGTCACACAATTAGACGGAAGCGCATAATCATTTTTAGCTTTCAGCTTAGGAACCTTTATTCCCTCTGAAAACATTCTTATAATATCTTTAGTTAGAAACATTTGTTTAGCATGACCAAGAACAGCTCGTTCATCGTAGACTGCTCCAATTAGGTCCATGCAAGGACGGAAGACATTCATCTCCCATGTTTCACGCCCATCTAGTTTCATTCGTTGTTCAGAATCCTTACCACGCCAGAAGGCTACTTTAAGAGGTGCTGGACGTCCTGTGGCAATTCTAGTCATTTCGGCATCTACAAGCCAGACTAGAAAATCAAAACCCAGAGGGCCATTAGCAATATTGTAGCAGACGAAATCTTCACCTAAGGATTCATCTCTGGGTGGAAGTTTCCAATTATCTATAGAAGACTTCAGTCTCTTGAATAAGATACCTACGGCTTCTAATGACGGTTCTTCTAGAGCTATTTCCCCTGCGTAATCAATGGCTGCGACATTGGGGTGTCCGGTCATTGCGATAGCTACACTTCCGAACTGATTCTTTTTAGCTGCATCTAGATAGACTTCTAGAAGTTCAACTACTTCACTATTCCCGTATACTTGGGACATACTCTTTTCCTTTCGCAGCTGCATCTACAAACTCATCGACAATTTGTTTAAACGGTCTACAAATGCCTGTTTTAACTCGATGCTCTTCACATAAATCACAGATCATTGCGTTACACTTAGGACAATAACCGCGCTCGCGATTGCGTAAAGGATTTTTAATTATAGTTGATGTGCAATGTGAGCAATTATAAGTTGCTGATTCAAACTTTATTCCTTTTCCAACTGGCTGTACATCAGATCCAGCTGCAAAAGCTTCCTCAGGGGTAATCCCCGGAGATTCTCTATGGTCTATTAGTAGGTAACCTTCTTGATCAGAAAGTCGGGACATTTGGTCTAGTCTCCTTTTGTTATTAAACCCAAATCATTTGTGTGGCAAATAGTGTTTCACTAGCAACTGTTCGAACTACATACTCGTTATATTTCAGCGTCCCGTTGTCGTTGACGACATATGGGATGACGTAATCGGAGCCGCGCTGATAGATGTTGCCGTCTTTGGAAAGGTTGGCGTCGGCAAGAGCTACAGTGCCTACAAAGGCAGATGCCTTTGTCCCCCAACTGGCCCCGCTATCTGTCGACTTTGAAACGTACAGATCGCTGTCAGTGCTAAATCTAAAAAGTGCGTAGGCATCCGTTCCATCATTAAAAATTCTAGGAATGCCACCAGCGCCATCAATTGAACCCGCCACAAGAGTCGGATTGGCCCCACTATCAAAACATTCACTGGCCCCGCCCATCCCAACGATAACTTTTATGGTTCCAGAGTTATCGTATGAAATTCCTTGCGGCGGCAGTGCTCCATTGTTTGCGGGAGTATTACCTTGTTCAGTATCAAGCGCATTAGCGCTGCTGAGCGAGCGCTCCCTAATCTGATTACCCGTGGACCCACGAAAAATAAAATGCACACGATCAGACGCTCCGAGAATTGCCTCCGGTTGCGTACAATCAACCTGCCCACCAGCCGAAACCTGCGTCTGCGTGCCGTAGGTGTTGGTGCCTGTGCGCTCGCGGTAGTAGGTCTGCGCGTAGCTGTTGCCCATGCTGGCAACGCGCGGGCCGTTGTAGAACAGGACGGCGTTGCCGTTGGAGCGGACGACAATCGAACAACCAAGGGCATCAACCCCGGCTGATGTTTGGACATTTACGCCGGTAACCGCATCTTCCCCTGTGCCCCAACTATCTGTGCTCATGTCGAATGCGACATACCGATAGTTGCGGCTGCTGCTCGCACCGTGCGCTATCAAGACATGAACGGTATCGCTGACCTGACAAGCAGCAAGGTAAAGTTGACTGGCACCTGTTACGGTATCCGTGCCAACCGCAGAGAAGGAACTGGTTGGATCGCTGGCCTTTTGTGCCTGCGCTTTCGTGGCGTCGGATGAATTGACGCCGATGATATAGAAGTTTCCACCGCTCGACTTGAACGGTCCAACCGTAGCAACCGTTGTGCTAAGACCGGTGATCGTGGTGGGAAGCGCCATTACAGCACCGCCCCGCCCTGACGCTGGATCACAATGTCAGGATCGCACCACGCTTTCCATTCGCTGAGTGTTTTCCAATTTAAACGTGGGTCACTGCTAGCTGTAATTGTACTCACCCAGTGAGCTACATTATTTGAGAGTGCTCTAATACTCTGACAAAAAGGAACAACCTCGTTGTTACCTGCGGGAGTTGGACCAACCCCGGTTAATATAGGAAGAACATCTTCAGATATTGCCCAGTCAATGACGGCATTGTTGGAGCCGAATTGCTGTCTTACAGTTCTCCTTCCCGTTGAAGCGTTGACATCCGCGTTGATGATAGTGAGGGTCGCGTTGCCGTTACCCTTGTTGCTTTGAATCCATGTCGAGGTATCGACGCAGGCAACCTTGCCGTTGGCAGTACCATCCGCTACTGGACCATAGCCCGCCGCGATGAACTTCTCCGCCACCCAGCCGAAGCCAGCCCCAATTAGAACAATACGTTGTCCTTTAGTTAGTCCTTTACTTTCAAGGGCACTGATAAGAAGTTCTACATCGTTGCCTAAATAACACCAAGATACATCTCGTTCAAAATGACGGACTACACCTTCTGGTTGACAAGAATATAAACTATCCCAAGTCTCTTGAAGATTACTATCAACTAGAGGCATTACATCCAACCTTGACCTAGTAATTGTAAAGACAAATCAACTGCTTCATCAGTTGTAGTTGCAAATGTAGTTTGTCCGAAAGTACCTTCACCAAATATCATTGGTTACCCGTTACAGTCTTATGGGTGCCTGTTCCATTATCAGTTAAAGATACGCCATGAATTCTATTCATAGCAATATGATACCAATCACTACCTCCGGTGTTAACAAGAATTCCTGCTGTACTCGTACCCCATTCGGAAGAAGTACCTAAGTTATTATTTAAAATTTGAAAGTCTTTTACTCCAGCTGCAACGTTAATTCCAACGACAGTCGCGGCGAAGACTTGGTTATCACATACTAACGCACTTCCAAAACTGGTTGAATAATTAAGGTTAATCCCTGTATCCCAACCGGCTACAAGACTATTACCTTTAACATATAAGTCGCCCACAAATCCCGGACCAACATCTATTCCCACTACGCCTGTGCCACCACCGACTGGATATTGGAGTTCATTTCCGTCTATATAAACACGTCCACCAGCTGATATTTTTATTCCATAATCAACTGTACCACCAATAGTGCAATCAGTAATACGAGTCATTGTGGGAGCTGTGCCCCCTAATCCATTTTCCTGCCGGACACCATAGATATATGAGCCAGTCATATCTGTATCACGTGCTGTTACGTAAGAGGCGCTTGTATCAGTATAAAGTACAGCACCATCTGCATTACCAGCTAATTGCCAGACTACAGAGCCATCCGTAATATCATTACCAAAATAAAGGAGCGTAGGAGCGCTTCCAGCACTTGTTCCTGCTGTCTTGCATTGAAGAAGTTTACCACTCAGAGTGACAAAATCATTAACACTATATGCCGTTGAATTTGCGCGGGCACCTTTATCATTTGTACCATTATTATTAGGAACAGCTACAGGCCAATCTTGATCTAAGGCACAGTGATCAATGATAATTGCCCCTCCTCTGATATAAATAATTGCTCCACCTAAGGCTTGTCGAGCTACAATATTCTCTATTAGAATATTAGCGACACCTTCACCAATCTTTATAGAATAAAAACCTCCGACCATATCAAGGTCACTCAAAGTTGTTTGAACACAACCTGAGGTAAGTTCAATAATTCCACCCGTACTATTAGGAATAACTTGAGAAAATAGACTCAAATTAGTTACAGCACAACGTGCCGCACTAATTGTAATCATACTTCCATCTACGTTATTTGTAGATATGCTGCAATATCTAGTACCTGCGCCTTCAAGTCTAACTAAAGGAGTATCAATCGTTAATCCATCTGGACAAAGATACCCGCCTTCACTAAAGAATACAGTGCCTCCTGCTATAGAACTTGTAAAATCAATTGCAGCTTGTACTGCTGCTGTATCATTTGTAGTTCCATCCCCAGTAGCACCAAACCATTTTACGTCGTGCATACCTGCAAAATGAATACGTACCCAAGCCCCTGAGGAACTTGCTACGCCATCTGCCGGAATATAAATAGCTTCTGCAGTATCGGCTGTAACGAGAGAAGAATAATTACCAGTCTTCCAGACGAAATGGCCTTCACGTGGGTTTTCTGTTAGAGTGACAGTCTTTACATCATTTGTATTTAGAGCTTTTAGTTCAGTTCTGGTTGCAACTGCTGTAGTCATGTCGTTGCCTAAAGGACAACCCATGTATACTGTAGGTGCTAACGTAAAATTAACTGCTGCTCCAGCGTTAGAGCTATCGTATATTGTTGCTCTAGTTAAAGTACTGGACCCAGTAGTCCATACACCCGAGCCAATTTCCCACTCTGTCTTAGAACTATTCTGAGCCATATAGTGGTAAGTGCCTCCTGAAACAACAGAAGGATTAGAACAACCTGTAGGCGTCTCATGTCCTGTTACAGCTGCACTAACTGTAAAAGTACCTGAACCACCTGATGTAGCCGTCCATACACAACGATTTAAAAAAGAATTAGCCATTCTTAGATTCTTCAGTAATCCTGTTCATGTTTTTAACGGCCTTATTAAATTCTGTTAGATCATCTGAACCAGCATCTTTTGCAAGTTCTGAACCAGTCAACTGTAAGTGTTCATTAATAGACTCAGGACTGTCGAATTTATTTACTACTGGTTTATCTGCATCTGTATAATCTTCAATGTTATCCGAACGTCTCCAGTCATCCCATTTCATACGAAGGCTCCTGCTACTACTGTAACTCTCTGCGCCCCTTTACCATTGAAGGGGGATACCGTTACATTCATGCTACCATCTGCAGCACGAATTGAGTTAGGTCCTGTGTTGTCTACCGTAACATTAAAAGCACCACAAGGATGATAAGCACCTCGTTGGGTTCCTGTGGTCTGAAAGACATTCCAAGAACCATTGGCTGCATATAAACCTGTTTTAGATGCTCCGTTTACTACGGAAACATTAATTGAACCATTAGTTGCGTATAAGCCTGCCATTTACATTATCTCTTTCGTAGAGAAAGGAAAGCAAGAAGAATTCTTCCGAACCATCTAGCCACATCTTCTTCTGAATAATTTTTCTTTTTCATTATAACTTTAAATCCTCGTAAGCCTTAACTAGATTCTCATAATCATCTATAGCCCAAACTAATTTCTGTTTCTCGGTAGACCAAGGATACTGATACCCCGGCTCTACTCCCTGTTTAACTCGCCAGAATTGTCTTGTATTGGCTGTATACGTACTACGGTCATCTTCGATATATATGAAGGTTAACCAAGGTTTATCGTTGTATAGAGTAAGGACATGAGGACCATTAGACACGAACATATTAAGTTTAGCATGATCGTATAGCCACATACGCTTATCTAAATCAATAGAAGCCTCTGGGCACGTCTCAAAACCTTCTAGAGGTTCATTAGCCTTAGCTGTATCTCTGACAAAGATTACACGTTCACCTTTATCCACTAGATACTTAGCGAACTTAGTCCACGCTTCGATATTACTATTTCTGTGAGGCCAGTGTTCTGCCTCTCTAAGGGTAATTGTAATTACATCTTTAGGAAGATCGTAATCACCTTTAGCTCGAAAGATAGGAACCTTCTTAATCTTACCTGAATTATAGAAGTCTACTATCTGTTTAGGGACGTACATCTGTTGAGCAATGCCTACGTTACCCTTTTCGTCTTCGACGGCACCTATAAAACCCAGGGCTGGTCGAAAGACATTATCAAGCCAATTAATTCTTCCATCTAACTTACCGTGCTCTTTAGAATCTTTACCGACCCAGAAGCCTACTTTAAGTGGGGCGGGAGCGCCTGCAAGTTCTCTATTGATCTCTTGGGTTACTAACCAATTAATGAAATCAAAGCCTAATGGGGCATTAGCTACGTTATAACAGACATAAGATGCATCCAAACTCTTATCTTGGAAAGGAAGCATCCAATTATCTATTGATTTATTTATCTTACCTAGGAGAAGACCTAGAGCTTCTTTCTGAGACCATTCTAAAGATACATCACCTACGTAGTCTATTGAGGCTACTCCGGGATGTCCTACCATAGAGATGGCACAATTACCGAATTGATGTTTCTTAGCGACTTCTAAATATTTTTCGAGTAGGTCTACTACGGCTTTATTGCCATGGGTCTGAGACAATGTATATTCCTTGTCAGGATTCTTAAGGTTGAATGGGGGTAGTTGGAGGAAGTACAGTAGATTGAACGTTCTTAAATCTAGTACGATCATAAGACATAGAGTCTGTGTCTGGGGAGAATTTAAACTTATACAGGAGATTCTGTAGGGCTTCTACGGGACCTTCCTTCTTGTGCATTGGAAATAGAGTTGTCGTTCCATCCAATATTGAAGTTAATACCATAATCATGAAGGGGTCTCTTCATCCGGCCAGAAACCACAGTTCTGACACCAATCTACATTTAAATTAATTTGACCACAGTGAGGACATTTCCATAAATATGGACCTACGTCGTGGCCATTACTTTTTATCATTTCGTTTCTTATTAGGTAGGTAAAACTTATTAATCCAGTTTACTACTCTAGTATGGTACGGAGGTTTCTGATGATATCTCTCACGTTCCTCTCTAGCAGACTTATTATTATCTTTTGAACTTGCTAGGGAGAAGAACCAACGAAATACTCGTTTACTTCTTTCGTCCACGTTTTTTAGAAGGCTTCTTAGTTTTCTTTTTGAAGCCCCCTGTAGCATAATACATTTTAACTTGCTTTCCTGTGAAATGTCTCCCGCTAGGAGACACGTAATCATTAGAACTTACTTTGGTGAAAGGCACTTAAGCTACCTAGAATTAGACTACACCATAGGATGTAGAAGAGAATTGGGTTCATTAACTACCTGCAGGAAAGAATACACAGATGGGGTACGTAGTGTGACATACGTGACAAAGACCATCTGGTGAATATTTCTTCTGATCTTTGGAGAATTCCATATCTTTGTACTTGACGTTACCGTTATCTTGTACTATAAGTTCTGAACATGGAACAGGCCTACAGTCGTTTCCCGAACAACAATTCGTTGGATACCAACTGTGGGCAAGTATTACTAAAGTAGAAACTAGAACTTTTACAGAAACCATGTTTAATATTATACACCATAAGGAGTATTAATGTCAAGACCTATAGATATTATAGAATCTAAGTATAAACCTAAGATGTTTAGGTTACTCTGGGAAGACACTGAAGGTAATGTGTCTATAAGTAATAATTGGTATAACAAAACGAGAGCTAGGGAGATACTTGAGACCTATGCCGAAAGTATGGAACAAACGACAAAAGGGAATACCTGAGGATGCAGTATACGTTGGAAGACCGTCCCGATGGGGAAACCCATTTAGTATTGGACCTACCTGTACGCGAGCTGACGCAGTTCGGAAATACAAAGCTTATACCGCTGAAATACCAGGATTTCTTACTGAAATTCGAAGTAACCTCAGAGGGAAAGATTTAGTATGTTGGTGCGCCCCAAAAGCTTGTCACGCAGATATTTTATTAGAGATTGCTAATTCTGAGGAAAACGCCCGTACAGCGATTTAAATTACCTGCCCGCTACCCTGGTATAGGGAAACCCCTTAAAACCTCTGTACGGGCTTCTAATTGAGAATACGGGCCTATCTATAATCGACCATACCCCCTATTTTACTATATACAGGAGAAAATATGATAAAATCAGACGAATTAATGAAATTAGAGGAAGTTGGAGTATTTTACCAAGATCATACTACCGGGGAGTGGTTTTGTGGTTTTAAGGAAGATATTGATTTAACTCCATATTTAATTAAAGCAAATATGTTTGAACAATAAAAACCTGTGAGATATTTTTTAGGTGTAGTTCAATGCGGCCATCGACGGGGGTGGCCCCCACATTCGGTTTTCTGAATGTGTTTTAGCGTTAGGTTGCATTAGGATTTCTT